GTCATCGAACTGTGCGCCAGCGGGTAGGTTGGTGGAGTAGAGGCTCATGCAACCTCCTTCACGTCGAACCACGAAGCATTAATGCGGTCGTGGGCAGCACACAATATCAACCGGGCATCAATTTCCGAGTAGCCAAACGTCATCAGGTAGATCTGCGCATTCTGCACGAAAACTCCAGCCTCGTATGGTGTCGTAGGAATCGAATCATCTGAGGAGCGGAAGGTCTGCCAACGATTAGCGGTCATTTGATCCCCCAGTTCTTCCTGAGTCCACACGGCACCCAGATCGTGAAGGAAACCTTCTTAGGGCTTTCAGTAATTGAGTAAGAAAGAGAGACGTAAGGAGTTTTCATTACCGGCCCCCGATCTCATCGGAAACAGCCGATATGCGCAGCAGCGAAAACAGAACCACGCCAGCAACGAGAACAGCAGCTACGCCTCCGATAACCCACCAGATGCGTCCAAGATGGCAGATTGCCCCGATAAGAACAGGAAGGAAGTAGCTGACACCGGAAACAAGGATCGCAATCCCGATAGCTGCTAGGTAGACAACTGCGGGGTAGCTTAGGCCGCGATTGTTATGTTGATTGCCTCTGGAAGCCGTCCAGGCAGAGGGGGTGGAGTCATCGTGAAGTTCACTCGCTGGCCCACCTGCATCGACTGAGGAGTCGGGAAAAACTTGGCGGGGGCGAAGACATCGGTCCCGTCCGGCGTCTTCAGGAAGCAGAAGGTCCTTCGGGCATGGATTCGATCCACGATTCCCACTTGGGTCATAGTTGGTTCCTTTGGACATCAGCACGGCGCGGTATTCAAGCGCAGCCTGATCGTAGAGAGATAGAGGTTTTTTGTTTGGGGTAGGCTCGGAATAGATTCCTTGCCCGTTATGCTGACTGCTGTCAGCGGTGGGGTACTTCTGGTGGGGTATCGGCATCGTCACAACCTCGGCTGGTTGTGGTTCATGTCGAATTAGCCGTCCGTGCTTACGCTCTAACCATTACCATCAGATTAGAAGGCTGATGACTTACTTTCTCGTGCTGATGATAGTAAGACAACACATCCAAGCCGGAAGACTGATCCTATGAACCACTGGATTAGTAATCGCTGAAACCAATAATAATCTCCTTCAGCATGTTGTCAAGAAAATAATCGGCTGATGTTTGATTATTTTTGCACAAGAGAAAAGGCCCCATTTCTGGAGCCTCGATGGTGAGGGCGGCAGGACTCGAACCTGCGACCAACGGTTTAGAAAACCGTTGCTCTATCCGACTGAGCTACGCCCTCGCACGTTGGATTCTACCATTGGGCCGGACGCTTCCAGAGTCGATTTTGCTCAAAGCCTCGAGCGATGCAGAGAATCGAGTGTGACAATAATGTCGCATCATTTGGTCCGATATATGGCCGCTTATGCTCTTCACGACTTCAGGCGCTATGCCGAGTTCCAAGAGTTTTGTGACGCTTTGATGCCTCAGGCAATGCGGAGTGAGCCAAGGCAGGTCCGCGGCCTCCCTGAGCGCTGCAAATGAGGTTCTAAGCCATGAAGTTGAAGCTGGCTTATATGGGTCCCAGAGGTTGCGGGTGACTCGCTTAGGAAACAGATAATGCTCGGGGAGGAAAGATCCGAGAGAATGTGCGCGCAGAATGCACTGCCGCATCTGGGCCGCTGCCGTCGCATTCAATGGAATCGTGCGGGAACGGAACTCGTTTTTTGTGTGATCAGGGTTAACGGTGAACTTCGGACTGCCTTCTAGCGAGATGTGTTCCAGGCGCAGATAGCGAAGCTCAGACCCACACGCCGTGGTGTTCACAGAGATGCTCGCGACCAGATAAGCCAGCTCGAAGTCTGGCGAACTCTTCGCGATCTGAAATAGCCGGTATTCCTCTTCAGATGTCATCACCTTAGGCTTCTTCGACGGCGGAAGGGGTAGGGGCTCGTAGTGGTCGGCGAAGTCCTTCCAGCGCCCGCAACGCTTTAGAAACTGCTGCATCACCGACATTTCATGGTTGATGATGGAAGGACCGGCGCGCCTAGCCCAAAGCCTGTTCTCATTCGCAGCGCGCTCACGCTGATACCGGCGCAGATGCCCGATGTGAATGTCTGAACTCTTCGTGTCGGCAAAAAAGCGATTGAGCTGGTGAACGTGCTGCTCGATCATATAGAACGAGCGCTCTCTCAGGTAAGGTTTACGCGTTGCTAACCATTTTGCGGCGGCAGTAGAAAAGTCCAACTTAAGCAGGAAATCAGGATCGGAGCCCAATGTATCTGTCCTTGTTGCTTCGCACGCTGGGCAGTTTTCATGCGCAAACGTGTGCTGTAAAGGTGGTGAGTGAACATGCCCGTCATGAGCACGCAGTTCGTGGGGGATCGTCATGGCTAGTTCTCCTATGTGGAAAACGTACCATGATGCTAACGGTTAGCATAAGTATTAATTTAGTAAACATTTGCCAATTGACACTTTTGTTGCTTACCGTTAGCTTAACGTTCATATGGTGAAAAAAGCATCGGTCTCAAAGGAAGTCTCGGCATATTTTTCAAAAATGGGCAAAAAGTCGTCTTCTAAGATGACCCCGGACGAAAGAACAGAGAGGGCGAGGAAGGCAGCGAAAACGCTGTGGGATAGGAAAAAGGCAGAGAACAAAGACAAATAGTTTCATGGCGTTCAAGGACTCTCAATATGCGCTTCATATGCATATTCGATCCATAGCACTAACGTAGTATTGCCTCAGAGTAGGTCTAAAATGGGTCTATAAGACCACCAAAAGACCTGCAATAAAGGTCTGAAGAGGGTCTGGAAGACGGTCATTGTCATTTGGTAAGCATATGCATAATCAAATACATGGCCGAGATAAGCAGACCTCACAAGATGACCGTCCGGTTGAGCGATGATGAATTAGCAATCAGAGAAGCGCTCGAGATTGACACTGGCGGCGACGGCAATTCGGTGATGAGGCAGGGCATGATTGATCTGGCGAAGCTCCGAGGAATAAAGCCGCCACAAAAAGAAAAAGCCACACCCGAAGGCGTGGCTAGGAGGAAGAGATGAAGCGGATAGCTGAATGTGTAAATTGCAACTCACAGATATTCAGACCAATCGGCAAGGGATGGATTCACAAAGAGCCCCGCATCTGGGCGTGTTCAGTGCAGCAGGCTGTTGACTTTCACCCGCACGCAGAGCCGAAGTAGGAGGAAGAGATGAGTTTTGATCCGGAAAAGGTAAATAGATTCTGCATCACGCGAGAAGGCGTTATGAGCTTTGCGCCTGAGATGGCAGTCAAGGCCACCGACTACGACCGCCTGCTAGAGCTTTACCGTAAGTCTTTGGATGAGAATGCTAGACACGCGTTGGATTCGATAGCTATCAATGATGAATAAGAAAGCAGCCTTTCGGTGCAATACAGGTCAACCATACGGATGCCTGAATATCACCTTGTCCACGGTAACTGAAGAGTGCGCACTCAGTTCAGCCTCGTAGCTGCCTTGAAGACTATCCACAGTGATTATACGCCTCGAAGCAGAGCAACATCCTCCACAGCCCGCGAACCCGTTTGGTGGAACCACAGCGAATCCTCCAGATTATCCGCCGCGCCCTGCCAGTCACCGGCCTTGAGTGAAGCGATGGTGTCGTGGAACTTCATGAAACTCCCAAGGCCGAGGTTGAAAATTACATCCTGCACAACCGCCTGAACATCGCACGGCATCTGGCTGAAGTTTGGAAACAGTGTTTTAGCCTGTGCATTCACCATGCCTAATTGAAGGTCAAGGATAGCGTCGGCCTGCTCTTCTGTGATCGGTGCGCCGTTTCTGATGGCCTCGTAATCCAGCTTGAAATGCGCACAGATGGCCTTGGCTTCGCTTGCATCTAGGTTGAAGCCATAACCCACCGTCAGTTTGCCAGCGGTGTCCTTGTAGGCCGTCAGGCGCAGTCCTTCGTGCCGTCTAATTAGAGATGCTGTCAGCATAATCCCCCTAATGGCTGTTGAGGTCGAACATCGAGTACTCGAGCCTCAGTTTTTGCAGTTGTGCCTCGTACTTTTCCGTTACGACCATGACGGCAAGTTCGACGCGGTTTTTGCACCCTAGCTTTGAGGTTGCGGCCTGTACATGCTTTTTGACCGTCGCTATGCCGATGCTGAGTTGATGACCAATTGATTCATTGGTATGCCCCTCAGCCACCAGCCTCGAGACCTCGCGCTCACGCCGTGTCAGCTTCATTGCGCTGATGTCACCGGAACAGGAGGAACCTGCTCGATCGTCGTATCGAAGTCAGTCGAGATCTGATAAGGCCCCCCCGCGGTTGCGCCATGATTGGCTGCAATCGCCTTCTGCACCGTCTGCAAGTTCGCCTGCGCGGCCGCAACCTCGCTCTGGGCGTGCTGCAGCTCCCCGATCGCGGCCTTCAGCGTCGCCGTCTCGGAGGGGTTCAGCGCCGCATCGCCCGCCGTGGTGATGATATGCGCCGCATCGGAGTTCGTCGCCACCGTGCAGCTCGTATTGTCGGCAGAGCAGGCATTCGTAGGCGGCGGCGTCGCAGCCAGCGCCGGCACAATCACCGTGATCGGAGCGTTCGTGCATGGGCTCGGACTGCATGGATTGGTGTAGACAATCGTCTGCGGCGCGCTGGTCTGCTGCACGTCCAGCTCTTTCGTCTCCGGCGTCGGGTTGACTGGAAAATCCGTGTAGTACACGAAGAACGGCAACTTCGGAGTCGTCGCGGTCGAAGTCTGCGCGGGCAGCCAGGTATTCGTTTGCCCGTACTTCGTCTCGTCCTTGCCAAACTGCCACACCGTGCCCACCGGCATCGCGGTGATCGTGCAGCCCTCATTGCAGATCGGATAGGCATTCGCCATCCGGGCGACGGGGGCAGTCGTTGCAGTGATCGTCTGGGCCTGTGCAAGCGCCCCGGCGAAGATAAGAGTGAGGGAAAGCAGTAGAAGCGCTAGAAATCGATGCATAAGACTCCTTTGAGTCCACTCTGTGCAGAGAAGGACGGTGCAAGCTTTCTGAACTAATTGCCCATACAAATCCAATTGACACCCAATGTCGAACTGGCATCGCTCGCGATAGTGACAAATCCAGAGGCAGTCTTTGAACTGAATGCAAGCGAGGGGAGGGTGGCCCCCGCAGACGCGCCGCCGTCAACAAGCGACACCGTACACGCCGGGGTATTCGCATATGTACTGGCTGGAAAGGTAACTGTCAGTGATCCAGATGCTAGCGAACCCGATCCTGAGATGAACTTAAGGCCGCTGGCTTGGGTAGAGGAATTGTTGATGTATGCCTGTGGCGTTGCGGGCGCTGTTACGGGGCCTGGAAATGAAACCGAAACTGCTCCCGAAGAACCGAAATGGGAGAAGGTAAGTGTGCTTGATGGATTAGCGCCTGTGCCCAGAACTTCAGTTTGAAACCATTGATCTAAGGCAGATGCTGTCCCATTCCAAAAATTACTGGTGTAAACCATCGATGGCGCGTTGTAATTATTCGATGAAGTTGCTAACTGGGAACTTCCCAATGAAAATCCGCCATTTATGGATAGCGCGCCCGCGCCCCATGAAAAGGTATTATTTGTTCCTGTGAAGGTGTTGCTTGCATTCAGCAGCGGCACGTTGGTCAGTGCAATTTGAGTGATCACCCAATGAACGCCTGCAGTCGCTTGCGCATTCGGTACGATCTGCAATTGAACAGTAGAGTTCGGTGGCAGCGCTACAGTCGAACTTGATCCCGCTACTGTCTGCGTCAGTCCGTAAAGCGTTTGGCCCTGCACTGATACAACGTTCGTAGGCCCGGTGATGATCGTATAAGTCTCACCGCTCGGGCCGGTACCATCAGGCAGCGTCAGGGTGCATGCTGCGGTACAACCAGAGGCGTCGGTCACACGCGCCGCCGATGGGAGAGTAGCCGTTGCCGTAACTACATACGGGTTCGCAAAGGTGCTTCCGGTGTAGTAGTTGAGTGAGTTGGCGAAGATTTGGGAGATATAGGGCTGCGCGGCCGCAGTTGGATGGGTGCAATCACTATTGAAGTAAGTAGTAGCTCCAGGACAGGTTCCCCCTCCCGCACCCGCATTATAGGCATTTGTTGATCCGAGATAGGGAAGCGAAGCTATATCGACTACGCCGTCTGCACCCAGACTCTTCGCCTGCTTGAGCAGTAACTGATTGAAGGTTGCACGCGCAGCCTCAAAAGTTCCAGTGGCATTGCATCCGTTCGACCCAGCGTTACCGCACCGAGAGATCGTTGTAGCGACAAAAACCCGGCATCCGGCAAGCTTATACTTTTGAATCGCACCCGCTATATTTCCTACCAACGTCTGAGGACTTATCCCGGCGAAAAGAGCGATGTCATTCGTTCCTTCCCACAGCGTTAATATTCCGGGCCCTGCGGAAGACTGACAGAAGTTCGTTCCCCGTCCTGGCTCGTTCGCTCCAATCGTGAAGGCGGTAATGGTTGGAATTCCGTAATTGGATGCAGTGTAGGTAGGCTGATTTGTCAGCAACGTCTGCAAATTAGTGCCAGCATTCCAGCAAGCACTGGAAGGCGTAACCAGATAGCAAGCCGTAATTGAATCACCGACATAAACTATCTGGGGAGTCTGGTTATAGAGATAGGTCGGCGTGGTACTGATGCCTCGTGTAAGCAGGTCATATTGCATCACCTGATCAGCCTGCTGGATCTGACTCGCCGTAAGTTGACCTGCCCAGCCAGTCAGCCGATAGAGCGTCGAGCCAAACAGACCAGTCGCCCAACTCCCACTGGGAGTAGCTCCAATGCTGTAGAAAGTTGAATTCGTTGTATCTCCCGAATGGCCTTGTTTCTGATAGCTGGCAACCGCAACCCCATTGATATAGGCCGTGTCGAGCGTGGAATTAGAAGTCAGTCCGCGCACGATACAGACTCTCGCTACGCCGGTGAAGGTTGAATTGGAATTGGTGACGCCGCCCGTGTTGACATAGGTATTCGGGCTAAGCGTTCCTCCAAGCTGTCCATAAGTACCGGACACGAGACTGCCGACGTAAGGAAGGGTATAGGTAACGCCCAAGTTGGTTCCGTCATTGGACGCGAGAATCGTTGGATACCCTTGCGTGTTAAAGACCGATTGCCCGATTGGGTTGAAGTTCCCAGACCAACACCAAGTCATTGCCGTGTTGATCACGCTTTCGGTGGGCATGTCAACGCCAGTCGCGTTGGGCAAGGTCAGTCCGTTCGGAACCCAGGTTGGGGCACGCCCGCCGCTGCCCAACGTTGCGTTATAGGCGTTTGAGCTAAAGTCGTGCAGGACGGTTCCGCTGCCCTCCTGAAAGTGATAATCGACTACCGGAGCAATCGAATAAGTCGGAGCTACAGCAGCGCCGATCCCCGCTGGGGTGATGGGGGTATTCGATGCGGAAGTGACTTGACCTGCTACATTCACATGCACCGTAGCCGACTGCGCTGCACCGCCATAGGTTCCAGCAGTGACTCCGGTAGGAGTTATCGTTGCCGGCACAGAACCCGGTCCACTCGCTGTCACGGCACCCGTCAGTGCCGTAATTGCCGATCCACCCGCAGCATCGCAAGTCCCATCACTCTTCAAATATCCAGAGCACGTACCTCCTCCCCAAAGCGGCACGATATCTGAGAAAGTAGCGTTTCTTGAGGCTGTTGTAGAGGTGTTGAAGACAATGCCATTCGTGCCAGGGAAGAGCGCTGGAGCAGGAAATGACATCGGGGTGCATGAAGTAGTCAAGCCTTTCATGTTCACCGCGAAGGTGGCGTAGTGCGATGAATCTCCGCATGTACCAGGAGACCCGTTGACTGTCGAAAGGGTAAACGCCCCTCCCAAACTTACTGAGCCGTCGCCCGTCATAGTCACGCCTTGGACGGTATTTCCATTAGAGGGGTACTGTGCAAGCTGCCCTGACGTCCCAGCGCCTACCGTTCCGGCACCTTGCCCACTCCCGCCGCCAATTTGCACGTTCTTCCCAAGCTGGACTTGAGCAAAGAGGGATGATGCGGAAAAAAGGGCCACGATTAGTACTGTTTTCATTTTCGCTCCGAGATTAGTCATTACCAGCCCACCGCATGCCAATAGGCGCGAATCGTTCCCGCTCCTAAATCAATGTCAGTCAAGAAAGTGAATCCTGTGGTCGCAAGGTTGAATACGAATCCACCACACCCGGAATCCGAACCGGTTGTGCATCGAAAATTGAATGTGGTTGTAACCGAAACTTGGCTTGCAGAGACGGCTCCGCTCGAAAACGGATAGGGGAATGTCACTGGAACCGACCCGAGCCCTGAAGAAGGGATGACCGCAGTGATGCCCCACTCTTCGATGGTTCCGTCTGGATCGATGCGATAACAACCGTTTGAATTGCAGACCCGCGAAGTTCCGATAGGCAACGGAGAGCCGGAATCAATGACATTTCCGGACGCATCAAACACTGCCGCATCATTCGCGGTCGTAGCCCCAGTGGAATGCTGTACCTTCGCACCGTTGCCTTGGTTGTCCATCATTGCGGCGCCAGCGGCTATCTGAACACTTGTAGGATTGATGGCTCCTGGGTTAGCCACATAGCGGGTATTAGCCGGGTTATCTCCGTTATCGCTAGGGCTTCGGTTTAGAACCGAGATCCCGTTAGGAATCGTGCTTGAGCCCTGCACGTTATTTCCATTGACCGGATAGATGGCGATCTGATTCGATGTTCCTGATCCGATAGATCCCGCTCCGAGGGAGGCAAGAGCCGTAGCCGGGCTTGTGGTGTCGAATGTCCAACTGGTAGGAGTTCCGAGCGCACCGATCGTTACGTGATTGGTCGGCAGCGTTCCAACGATGATGGTGTGAGTTGTAGTGTTGATCGTGATCGAAGGATCGCAGGTAAGTCCGGTGCTTGTGCTGTTCGCTATCTGGATTGCGCCTGCAGTCGAGCAAGGGAAGAGCGATCCGGCGTTGACGTTATCGACGCTCCAGATCGTTGCACCAGTGGAGTCTTTGAGGATGAATTTGTAGGAGTTCGAGCCCAGCCAGATATTCGCGCCGCCAGCGGCATCAAGAATGATGGGATTCGTGTTCTGACTCGTTCCCGTCGAGTCCGTATACGTTGCCTGGGGGGTGGTCGTTCCAGCAATATAGGTGTAAAGCGAGCATGTAGCGCACGGGCCACCACTGCCGTTCACGAACGTAATGTGCGGAATCGTAGCTGGAGCAACAGGAACCTGCGCCGCCAACGGGAGAGCTAACGAAATTAAAATCAGTAACTTAGAAACTCGTTTCACAGAGTGTCCTTTCCGCATGAAAAACCGCCCGAAGGCGGTATGTGGTGTGAGGTCGGTATAAAGGTTGGGTGTTAGGATAAGTCCCTATGAAAAAGCTCATCTTTCTGGGGGCTATCCTCGGCCTCCTGATGGTCCTTTTCGCTTCAGGGGTATTCGTTTAGCGGACGAGCTTTGATTTGTTCGCGTATCCAAGCGCCACGGAAGGCGCTCCCGGCATTGGCTGAGGTGCCGTGCTCATCGTCGGCGGCGAGATCATGCCCGCAAGCCGAGCTAGGGGATCGCCAAAGCCTCTCTGATTCAAATAATGGTCAATCCTGCCACTTACTGAAGTGTCCTGCGCTGGTACTGCCGCTAGTTGGCTAATCGGTCGCTCGAGCGCATTCTTTGTTTGGTCCCATGCCGCCAACTGCGCCGGTGTCATATTTGGTGTGAGTTTGCTCTGCGCCGCGGTCAGGTCTTCGACCATCTGCGCCTGCTGCTCTGGGTTATAGGCCGCAACTGACTTCTGCGGATTTGCCTGGAGCCCTTGAATCCCGCCGTAGTCATAATTCGAAACCGATGAGGTCTGCGGCATCATCAACTGAAGGAGGTTCTGGAACTGATCGTTCCGCGTGTTCTGGAAGACGTGCGTTGCTTCGTGCGCTGCGGTGGGCTTGTCGTACAGGCTTGGCCGGGTAACACTGATCGCCGTTCCAGCGTTAGGGACATACGCCACGGTTCCAATGTCGTTTCTTCCCTGCAACTCTGGTAACTCTTGTCCCTGTTGAGTTTGTATCTGGCCGCCGATCCAACTCGGTTGGGCCGCCGCGGTCATCTGTTGCAGGGCGAACTTATCTTTAGCCTTCTGCAAAAGAGTGCGGTTGTCGGCCATTATTCCTCTTTCAGTGGGGGTCAAATGCTATACTTTTAGTCCGAGGTTGCCATGCTTGAAGGACTCAGGAAAATCCTGCGCGAGATGTTCTTTATCGGGATTTTCCTCGGCATCATTTTGGTATTCGCAAACGGTAAAGATGCGAACGATGGCACTTATTCCATTTTCAATGGATTGCTGTTGGGATTATTTTGCTCGCCCATTCCATGGGCACTTTATCGACTGATCCGCTTTATGCTCTTCCCACGAAAAAGTAAATTATTTCCCGCTCCCTAATCGAATTGCTCCTGCCTTCTCAGGAAGGGCAATCGGTCGATTCTTGCGCAATGCCTGCATTAGAGCCGCAAGCCTCTCTCCTCCGCTCATCTCTGGATAATATGGCAACGGTATCTTGCCGCCAGCCTGTTCAGGCAACAGAAGCCCCAGCCGTTGCGCTCGGGTGGTCGCGTCAATTCCAATTGCAGGCGCGGATGGAGCCGAAGGTATGGCCTCTGGTGACGGCATTTGAATCGGCCCACGTTCCAATAAGCCTGCAAAGCGAGGCGAAGCAGGAACCGGAAAAGGGGTTGCAGGCTGAACTTTCTGGAATGCGCGAGAAATCATCGCATCCGAACTGTTTCTGGCTTTGAGGGCACGCGAAACGGCAATATTCTGGGCTCCTTCAAATACATCGCCGGGGCTTGCCGTGAGGACTCCTTTGGCAATCTTTCCAGCGCCCGCGACCGTCGATAGCTGCTCACTCAAGCTCTCAGGGGCTTGCCGCGCTGCGACCAACTGCCTTCCATAAAGTTCTTTTTCCATATTTGTCAAAGATCCATAAGCCTGCTTCAATTGCGCGGCTCCTGGTCCTGAAACTTGTTCTAGTTTGCTATAGAGGGCGTTTCTCAGGGCGTTCGCTTCGGCAACAGTGGAGGATATTTCAGGATCGTTCATTGCGACCTGTTGACCTACTTTGTTCTTCGTATAGTAGGTATTCAAATCCTTGTTCGCCGATTGCAGGAAATCCTCTGCATCATTGAGGGGGAGTGGACGGCGATAGGTATCTGCAATAGCCTTTACCTTATCGACAAGGCCAGGATTCTGAAGGGCCGTGCGTTTGTCGATACTGTTCACCATTGCATCGGCAATCTGGTTCCCATCAACTGTAGCGCCCATCTGGCCCGCAGCCCCAAGGCGCGATTGATATTGCTGCCATATACCTTTCTTGGCCAATTGCGTTGCATCGATCGCATCATCAATTCCTGTAACCGGATGCCCAAGTTGCTGCTCTGCTGACTTCATAAGCGGCAAAGCTGTTCCGACATCTTTATTCCAGTTGATATTGTTCTTGCCTGGCTTGACAGCTCGGGTAATGAGTGACTCAGGAGGACCATCAACTAAGGATGGAACCAATTTATTGCCTACGGTTTTCGCCTTCGTGATCGCAGAAGTTGCTGCATCGGTTAGCGCTGGGGCTGCGTCGGAAGCAGTGCGAAATGCTCCACCTGTGGCCTCACCGAGTGCTACGTTCCCGAAAGTGCTTCCTGCCAGCTTAGTTCCAGCATATGCCGCACCATGCGCCCCTCCACCAGCGTCTTTATAATCTTGCGCGGTTGCCCCAACCATCTGAGATATGGGATTTTCTGGGTCTGAGGCTGACATATGAGGAATAGATTTGACCATTCCGGCAACAGTATCTTCTGGATGGACAAAAGGTGATCCAATCGCGTGTACTACGCTCTTTAATCCCGTTTCAAGCAGTGGTTCATTTGGCGAAGTCTTTGTATTTTCATCAAATGATTTCTGGAGGCTATTGCGGGTATCAGTCGGTTGCGCGGTTGTTGCTGTCTGTATAGATCCCCCATGCTGCGCAGCAAGCGCGTCATAATCGACGGCCACCGTTCCGCCATGCTGTTGCGCCAGCTTATCGTAATCGATGGTCGATGCGGCCATTATTGAATCCCCGCATTCTTCTTGAAGGCATCGGCTGACTGCTGGTCTTTGAAGGTGTAGACCTTACCGTTGGGGGCTGTCACTGAGATGCCACCGCCAGCCGAGGGATGGACACCACCAGATAATGCAGGCGATCCGTACATTCTCCCCAATACCGGATTGTTGCCGATGCGCGATTTCGTTTGCGATACCACCGCATCACGAATACCTGTAACAGCACCACCGCGCCCTTCATCGCTGGCATTGGCCTTGATGAGGTTAAGCGCTTGCAGCCTGGAGGTGTCACTGCCTTGGCCACCACCCATGACTTTTGAGTAGTCATCAGCCACACCAAGAGCCGTGGCTGCATAGTGGGCGAGCGGGCCGTTCCCGGTCGCGAGTTTTTGCCAATCTGCAAGTGTGTTGAGGGCTGGAAGTTGGCCGTGAGGAATGTTCTTTCCTGCCTGCTGCAATTGATCCAGAGTGCCTCCCGGATCAATAAGAGAATTGGCAGAGCCGAAGAACTTAACATTGTCCTCAGACCTTGCAACGTTGTATTGAGCATCCGCGGCCTGCGCATTGTATTTTCCGCCACTCAACTGCTTTGCAGAAAACAAGGTTCTCGCGATGAAATCAGGAGTTGCCCCCCGAGCCTTTAGTTCTGACAAAGTGGCATCGCCGTTTACCAATAGCTGCGCCGCCGTCTTAGGATCGCCTTGAGACAATGCCTGCCTCTGTGCGGCCAATGCCATTTCTCCGGGCATGCGTGCTGACTCTTCGGCGGCTGCTTTTCTACCAGCCTGTTGCACTTGGTTTGTCTGTATCTGCGCCGCTCCGGGAGCAGTCCCTAGAGCGATGGAGGATTGCGAAGGATCATAAAGAGGGCTGGTGGGATCGATCTTCCCGGCTGCGTTCTTAGCATCGGCAGCAGCCTTTGCAGTCTGGGCCGTCTTCAATGCATCATCTTGAATCTGTGACTGCGCCATAAGTGTTTTACGGAACATATTTACACCTTGGCGAATCTGGGTTGGATCACCTGATTGCAAAAGTTTTTGCGCTGCCGCTGCGTGTTGCTGATCCAGAGCGCCCTGCTGGACAAGACTAGCAACGGTAGTTTGGAGTGCTTGAGGAAGCTGGGCATCCGGCACTTGAGATGGATCAGTAAGCGGCGAAAGAGCGCCAGTTACCAGATCATTATGGGCTTTTGTGGCAGCAGCATTAGCTTGGGCCGCTTTCCCGTTATCCATTGCCGCTGTAGCAATTTGTGTTTGTTGATCAAGGATATTCTTCTTTAGACCCATCACGGCGGTCGCAGAACCGCCATGTTTAATAACAAGGGAAGGGAGAGCGGTATAATCCTTGCCGTCCCAATCTTGCATTGCCGCAGTCATGGCCTTTTGGTCGTTTAACTGTATTTGCTGCTGCTGAACCTGACCCGCGCCAAGCTGGGTCTGCTGTTGCAAAGCCTGCATCCGCAGAGGCGCTTCCTGTTGCTGCATGGCCAACTGCTGCTGAGAAGCGCGTAGCTGCTGGAGCTGGCTGTACTTCTCCAATAAGTCAGGCTGTTGCGGTGTTTTGATATTGAGGGCCGGAAGCGGTATTGATCCCAAGTTAGTCTCCTATCCCATATCCGGTGAATTTGTGAAATTGAGTGGGTTGGTGGCTCCGCTAGCTCCACTGCCACCGCCATATCCGCTCATTGAACCGAGAAGCGCAAGATTTGAGAGGCTACTTGTGGCTCCATTGATTCCACTGCTATAGGCATTCGCCGCTCCTACCTGGCCGGACGCCGTAGCAGCGGCAGCGTTGGTCAGATCCTGTCCCTGCTGCGCTGCGGTTCCCGTAACGGTTCCAGCCTGACTGTTAGCAGCATTGAGACCCAGCGTACCTGCTGTGGTAGCGGCATTCTGTCCAGCCCCAGCCAACTGCGCCAGCTTGTTGTACTGGTTCGTCTGGTTGGTGTTGTAGGCGTTGTAGTTTGTGTTGTAGGTGTTCAGGGCGCGATTGTAGACATTTCCGTATTCATTCGAAGCATAGTCCTGCGCCTCGTTGTTGAGCGCCTGCGCCGTACCGCCTGTTACAACTCCCCCCGCCGCCGCAGCCGATCGCTGAATCGCATCCTGCCCGAGTTGAAGCCGCGCCTGATAGCCAGGGTCGTTTTGTTCGGTTAGTCCAGTAGGAGCGGTAAACGTCTGTCCATAGGGCGTAAGCAATGACCCTTGGCCCACGCCTGAACCATTCGCTGTGCCTCCGGTACCGAGGCCATATTGCAGAGCATTGAGCCCACCGGCTCCAGCGGCCGTATAGGGAGCGATTTCAGATTGTTCCGCAGTTCCCGCTGCCTGCTGGATGCCAAGCGCTTTGTCTCCCGCTTGTCCAGCGAGATCCGATGCCTTTTGAGAAGCCGCAGCCTGGGTAGCGGCAGCATTCTCGGCACCATTGGCGCCAATAAGCCCAGAAGCGACACTGCCGCCTGCGGATGCAATGCCTCCGATTAAAGCTGCGGTCCCGCTACCAATTCCCATTGATTCTCCTCATAGCATCTTCGTTAGAATTATGTCTGAAGGCTTCATCCCTAATGACTCAAGCACACGACTGTTATCGCTATGAATCTTCGTGCTCATATAAAACTTGACGACACCGGCTGCTTTCAGGCTCGCCATGACTGCGGCTAGAAACTTGATCCCTATCGGACCCTTGCGATATTCCGGTTTTAGGTAATAAACGTCCGTGTAGCACATCAATCCCGCATCCTTGTAATGCAAGTGGTTAAGAAGCATCCCGTAGTGATATCCCACTAGCAAGCCATCAGCGCGAGCAGTGACAACGTGAAGGCAACCCAACGCTTCACCTTGTTCGTATTTGGCCTCATCAACTCCAAGCGAAATTTCATCTTGATTGAGCGCTAAGGATGCCCAATGTTCAGGCCAGATTGGACGCATTTCATCGACGCAATCAGCCCACTTTTCCTGCTGAAATGTGACCAATTAAGAAAGCTCCTGGATCAACTCGCCTACAGTCGTAAGCGTTGCCAATCTTCCATCAGGAAGATTCTTTCCCGTCTCGCGCTCTACAGCCAGAATGAGGTCAAGGTATTCGAGGGAATCCACTGGCAAATCCTGCAACAAAGTAGCTGCATCAACAGGCTGTCCCGTCTCGCGTTCGATTACATCCTCAATCGTCATAATCCCTTTCTAGGTCGCTGGTGTCTGCGCTGTGAGCAAGCCATTGGTGAAGGTCATCGAGCCCTGTGTGCCGCCTACAGTAAGCGCCGCGGTAGTAACCGTTGCAGTCAAGCCAGCAAGTCTAGCTGTGGCCAAAGTTCCTGATGCGATGTTTGAAGCATTACTCGCGAACGCTTCTGCATTGCTCTGTGCCGTGGCCGCTACTGCGTCCGCGTGTGCTTCTGCATTCGACTGCGCAGATCCTGCTACCGTATCCGCATAAGCTTCCGCATTGGCCTGTGCCGCCGCCGCTGATCCGGCTGAATCAAAGGCTGTGGTTGGCTCTATCGCCGCCGTGCCAAGGTGATTGTCTGCTGCCCCCGCTGGCATAAAGACCGCGCCCTGAGCTAGTGTCGTAGCAGAGAAGAGCCCAGCCGATTCCATGACGCCCGTATCGCTGATGTTCTGTAATGTGATCCCAAGCCCTTCAGTTCTTGGAAGGACTCGAGTAGCAGGGTCGATGTTGCCGATCAATTGGCCTGTGGAATTTAGACCGTTATTGAGTTTAGTATCCCACCCTATGAGAATCTGGATGAAGGACCATGTAGCCATCCCATTCGGATCTACGATCGGTGAGCGACTAGGGATAAATGTTGATGCTGGCTTGAGTTGACCGGCCATTAGGAAAGCCTCAAATAAGCATCAGTAATTGCCCAAGGGATGGGATCAGAAACGACCAGCTCATAAACTCGGCGCCGTCCATAGCCGAGGCGCTGCCATCTCACAAACGTGTCGTATTCTCCAGCCATCCCGCAGCCGCGAACATGCTCATTCGACCAGGTACTTCCTGAATTATTGCTCCAGCGAAGCATCGCCTGCGGAGGCCGCGGGTTGCCTTCTCCGTCAGTCAAAGGTGGCTGCGGCCCATTGCCGACATTGAAATCAACCTTCAACTCAGCATGAAAGGTTCGCTCAAGCTCATTATTGATCGTGGGCGAGCGTCGAAGCCGACGAATCAAAGATCCATTGTCGGTGAAGTAGTTCAGGTTCATCTCATAGAGATTGCCCGAACCCCAATCGCCAACAATATGTTTCCCAAAGGCATAAACATGGTTCCAACTCGGGTGAGGGCCATACTTTGCCGACTGCGGGAACCATTCGGCACGCTTATGCCAAAGGCTTTCTGCAACGTCATAGACCCATGTGCAATCCGTGCCGGGGATGTAAAGCACCCAAAACAAATGCCCTCCATCCTGATAGGAATAGCTGACAATCTGCGATATCTGAGCAGTGGAATAGGATGACAGGGAAGTTTCCACTGCATGAGTCGAAATCCTGAGAGGCGTATACCCGTTTGCTCTCCACGCCTGCCGCGCGCCGCGCTCATCCTCGCTAATCCAGAAGATCGTATTGTCCACTAGGCAAGGGCTGAAGGTCGCAGCGCATCCGGTATCAATCAAAGCCCCGGGGATCACATCGAATATCTCCAGCGTTCCCGTATCCTGGTAAGGCTGAGAGTGCTGGCTGCCGAATATCCAAAGCTCGCGGTGGCTAATAGCCATGGCGACGATGTTCTCTGGGAAGACAGAAACAGCATTGACTTGGATTCCCGGCCAAGTCGTTCCATTGAGGATGGCCGATATCTGGAATTTATTGCTGTCTTCAAAGATGACGATGAAATAGCCATCAGAATAACCGCACTGAATGGGGTTTCCTGCCAGTTGCGAAGTGACTTCGACTAACGCACTCGTCGCAAAGGTAAAGCAGTAAGCCTTTCCAGCACCAACAATCAGCAGTTGGATGTTGCTGGATGCAATGGAAACGGAAAATCCATCGTTATCGATCGAACCGAGTGCCGTCTTAGTTCCATCTGCAGCCACCGAATAAAGGGTATCTGCAATGACCGAATACATCTGATCGCCATTCTCGTAGCTCCCACGCGCTGGGCCATCATCTGAAGCAGAGAACAGCACAAGACCTGGCGTCCCAAAGTAAGAGCGCCGCGTTTGAGCACCTTGCGTCTCATTGGTTTCAGCAAACCAGTTAATACACTCCTCATCAGCGACATTGTTCGACTTCGCCGTATACGAAGGGCCGACAAACCCGAACTTCATCGAGTCAGGCCGTCCAGAAAGTTGAAGTCAGGCCGTCCGCCGCCATTCGATTGCGTTGGGGAATCGCTCGCGAGCCGGGGCGAAGAGATATTATTCACCTGAACTGCCTTGTTTGCAGCCTTCCACAATCCAATCAGGGAGGATGAAGCCTCACGCTGGAATCCAGGACCGATGCTGATCGCCAATTCATAGACAATCAGGTCCCAATAGGCTGGAGGCATTGTAAAAGCTGCATTGTAGGCGGTAAATTCTCCCAGTACCTGCCTCGTCTGAAGCCGAACCTGATGCGAAGCTGTAGGCACCGGCCAAAAGTAGATGCTGCCTAAAGGCCAGTTCGGGGAGTAGTAATAATCGGTGGGGAGGGTCGAAGTAAGGCCTTTGATCCGATTATTTGCCCACCAGTCATCGTCTCGGCGGTTCAGCGGTAATTCAACTCCCGGAGTTCCACTGTCGAGAATCAAACCAATGCTTTCAATAGTGACAGGGCGTTGATTCGTATCGAAATCTCCACCGGGCCCGATGGTTGTCGGGTCGAGCGGATCAGCCGGAGGATTCAATGTGAACAGCGTAAAGTTCACGTTGTAGATCATCGTTTCCCGAGCATTGTAGCGGTCGATTAGCCGCTGCAATTTCTGCAATACCCAAGCCTGATCGTCATTCGACGGAGATTCCCCAGCGGCCAGTGCTCCAATCTCCTGCATGGCCGCAGTGATGATATCGAGTGACTGAACTGTAATCGAGTTGGGTGCAGTGGGCATCTATTCCTCTTTCCAGCCAATACGCAGAAGTGCGTCGAGTTCTGCCTGATTCTTCGCAAACAGAACCTTCGGCTCGCCCTTCTCTTGTGGGTAGTAAACCTTCACCGGAAACTTAGGCGGCATTCTTTGGCCGACCAGGGCCGCGCTTCTCTTCTGCAGTTTCAGACTCGAAATCGCTCAAGTCTTCAGGCGCAGCTTCGGGGATATGCGGCTTCGTCTTCCATCCCTGCTTCTCGGCAGCCTCAAACTCTTCAGGCGTGCTCACTGCCTTGTAACGGTGCTCTTTGGTCTTGTCTTTCGGATGGAGATAGACCATCTTCGGGAAAGCCTGATACGCGATAGACTTCACCGGCGGATGGTTGATGTCAAGAATCTTCATGTTCGGGCTTTCGAGGGCCTCTTGGTCGATTTCAAACGGCATAGATTCTCCTGCAAATCAGGGGCGTCATATTGACCGCCCCTTGGGGTTAGAAGGTTGAAGTTCCGAGACTGTAAACGGTATAGGTCGGATTGCTTGGATCAGTAGATGTGACAATCAAGAGAAACTCCTTGATGTTTCCCGTCGCCACTGCTCCTGATCCTACGAGAGTTCCGCCAGCGCCCACAGCCAAGGTGATTGTGCCAGCTCCACCAGCCTTCAGGAAGAACTTAATGCTGCTTCCGGCTCCGGTCGTTGGAGGTGCAATTCCAGGCAGTGGGCCTTGTGCCCCTTCAATCTGGGGAACAAGCAAAGCTGCCGAAGGAAGGGTGTCCGTCTCCCCGCCTGCTGCCGTATGAGTGATGAATCCACCCAATACATCCGATACCAGCAAAGTATTGCCAGCAGCGTTGGAGTAAGTGACGGGGTCGATGTATTGATTGATAAGCCCCGAAAAAGACAAGTAATTCTTTTGGGGAGTGAAATCAACCACCGGAGAGGGAGTTGCTGTTTGATTCGGTCCGCCGAATGCCATGATTGCCTACTTTCCTGCCAGAGCGACAGCGCCCTGATCGTTGTAGAGGTTGCCAAAGCCGAGGCACATATCGAAGCGATTCGTCATCTTCGACTCACGCTGATCCCATGCACGTACGAAGCGGACCGCCATACCCGTATCCGGGTCTTCAGTCTGCTCTGCACGCTCCACAGCCTTGGGAACTTCCAGCTTGCCGCCGCTCATCGCGAAAGCGAACTTGGAGAGACCGAGCCCAACAGTGCCCGAGACTCCAGAGGGGTTTGCAGTGCCAGGCCAGATCGTGAAAGCTGCGCCATCTGCTGGCAGAGCATCCACATTCTGATACTGCGAACCGGGGCCATAGATTGCCGGAGAGATGTTGATGGTGTCCGTCCCACCGGTGAGCGTCACATCCGCCAGAACCGTGAAGGTCTGGGTAGATGAAATCACTCGCCGCGTGCTGGGATTGACGCCGTTCACATTCAGGATGGAGAACTTATCCCCCTGCTTGAACGTCTGCCCGTTGGTGCCCGTCACGCTGAGGATGTTTCCGGACTGATTCGCTCCCGTCACTGTTACGCCGCCAGTGGCAGCGGTCCCGATGGTGTGGCGATAGAGCGAGTTCGACCGATACCACTCCCAGCCCACAGCCGTACCAAGAACGCCCGAACGAAACATCCGGGAAATCTCCGGTGCCGGATTGAACTGCGTGACGTTGGGAACGACATAGCTGCGCATCTGCGAAGCAGACACGATGAGATGACGCGTCCCTTTCGGGCAAGCCTTCTCGTACAGGTATTCATCCGCAGCAGCAGCGAAATCGACCGTAGTTGAGTTGGTGCCAAGAGTACCCACTACGCCCGAGGCATTCTGGTAGGCGAACTTGGCAGCGCGAGAGTCCACTTCCTGAGCCAACTGGACTGCGGCGGGCTTCAGGTAGTTTTCCTCAAGATCTTCCTGCGAACGCTCCATCTTGACGAGACGCTCATAAGAGTCCCATTCAAAGTGGATGCCGAAGACCTGATCGAGGTTAATGGTGGTGGCCAGGCGATTGATGCCCTGAGGCTGATATCCCAGGCCATTGGTCACGAGCCAGCGCTGAGGAAGCTTGACCTGTACAGAAGAGCCCACAGGGAAGTTCTTACCGAACTCCGACTCCCATTCCGTGTTGAAGCAACTGGCGACTTCGAGAGCATTCTGCAAAATCCACAGAATCTTCATCGAGACCCAGTTTGCGTCGAGAAATTGATTTGCCATGAGAACCTTTCATCGCTAGCTCTTCAGCTTTGCGATCGCTCTGCGATTGGCTTCCGCTTTGAATGAGCGGAAATCATTCGCCTTGGCAGCCGCTTCCAAACTATCGGGAGGAGCCGCAGCGCGGCCACCTGCCTCTGAGGGTGGTTTCGGAGCCTGAGTTTTTGGTTTCACAGGAGGTTCTTCGGTCTTAGACGATTCGGTTTTCTTGCCGAGTTCATCCGCAATAAGGCTTTCTGTCAGTGCAATATAGCGGATAGCTTTGCCAGGATTTTCTTTTGCCATCTTCGAGAAGGCCGCGAGGTCTTCTTTATTGCTCCCAATGGTATAAGCCAAATCGGCAAATATATCCGAGTCGTCGATCATCTGTTTCACGATTGGAGAAACATCTGCATCGTTGACGATTGCATCAACAAACGGTCCTACTGCTTCATCGAAGTTTCCATACCGAGACTTTGCCTCTTCCACCTTTGATCGGGATCTCGCAACCATTTCCTGTTCAGCTTGCCGCTGCTGCCACTCCGCTCGTTCTTGCCGAGCTTCATACCGAGCCAAAGCTTTCGTAAACTCCTCATAAGTCTTGAATTTCGGAGTCCCGTCTGCATTTTGGTCTTCTGGAGTAGGTTCTTTCTCAGGGCTTTGCTGAGCTGGTTTAGGTTCTGGCTTGGTGGGCGACGATTCCACCTTTGGCGTCTCTTTTCCAGCACCCTTGCGGATCTTCTCAATGGTGGCCTCAAGCTCAGCGATGCGATCTTCTGCGGTCTTCGCTTTGGACTTGCGGTCGGTATTCTCCTGCGTCTTCTTTGGCGGTTCCGAGTCGCCTGCGGGTTTCGCCTCGCCCTCTTCAGGCTTTGGCTCGGATGAGGCTGCCGCTTCCTCGGTTTTCGGCTTGGGCAGTTCGCCCGTCTTGCGAAACTCTGCGCGTTGTTCGGCGGTGATATCCACCAAAGGCCCGCGGCTAACATCCATTGCCGGCACTTCCACTGCGGGTTGCGACTCCGCTACGACCGCTGCTGCTTCACTCATGGGTTTTCCTTTGTGCCCTTACGCTGGGCCAGCGAGATATTACGAAACTTGTGCAGGAGCGGATGGCTGCGCTTGCTGCTGAGAGGCATCTTGAGCACTCTGGGCCGACTGGTTCTGTGCAGCCTGCTCCTGAGCTTGTTGCGCCTGTTGAGCGCCTTGTACCTGCAAGGCAACATCGTGCGCCTGATCGTGGAACTGTGCTTCAAGCTCACGGCGGTCTGCTTCGCGGTCGGCTGCGTTCTGCGCCTTGGTGTTGATCTCAGCGATGGTGATCTGAGCCAGAAGCTTCTTATCTTCCAACGCCATATCAGCCTGAGACTGCGCGGCAATCTGCTGAAGCTTGCCTTGCGTCTCCCACATCTTGCCCTGCTTCTCCTGCGCCAATTGCTGCGCAGCCTGCCCCGTCTCCTGCAACTGCTGTTGAAGATGGGCGATCATCTGCTTCGCCTGTGGAGGAACTGGATCCCCATCGCCTTGCGGATCGATAATCTTGGCCATTTCATCGCCAATCGGGCCAATATCTTTCAGGGTGATCGCCTTGGCCAGCAAAGTAGCTTTTGCCTGCGGGGGAATCGGCAGATTCGGCAATTCTCCCAACAAGGTGTCAACAAAGTCGCTTGCCTCTGCCCGCTGTGACTGATACGACATGCCCGTTGAAATGGTCACATCGAAATCGCCCTTGGTTGGGTCAAAGGCTGCATCTGCCGCAACAGGCTGATCGCCCTGTTGCTGCGGAGGCATCTGTCCCTTAGGGGCAATCGGCATCAAACTATGCGAGTCGTCGGGATTCCTCACGCCAACCTGACGCGGAGTATCCATAACTTTGGTAATCAACTCATTGATCTGACGACCGGCATTCTCAATAGCGCGGTCAAAGTTATCCGTGAAATGGAATGAGCCAATCGCCTGTTGCGACTGAATCTTATCCAGAGCTACCCCAGACTTCTCATTCTGCCGCTGCGCTGCAGTGGGAAGAGGGGTAATCCCCATAGACGCCTGAATTGATCTGCGCCAGCTCTCCTTACTGATCTCATACGCCTGAGCATTCGGCGTGAACTGCGGGCGGCTTGGCAGCGGTAGAACCTGATTCGTCGCGCCGTCCACCATCGGATCAATTTGAAGAAATGACCTTGGAACCTTATTCGCAGTAGCCCACGCATCCGCGTCCGTCTCAAACTGACCGACATAACCCACAAACGGAGCTCGGGGAGACATACCGAACTCTTCAGCCTCTTGCGAAGCGATATAGGCAAGCATCTTCTGCGGCCCACGCGCCAACCGAATCATTGAGGCGTACATGATCTTGATCTCGCTGCCGCGAGGAACCAGCATCTTTTTACCGGTGACAGGGATGATTGGTATCCAAGACCCGGGCCACTCGTTTGTCTCTAAAATCTCCAGTCCGTTGGTCACGTACTGCGTAACCTTTCCGCCTTCACCGTTCTCATCGTAATCATCGATGCGCCAATACTCGGCCACCAGGATATTTTCTGCCTGGAACCAATCCGGTGCCGCTTTTACATCCTCAGCCTCAAAACTCCGCTTCTCGGCATTCGGATATTTCTTCGCGAAATCCCGCTTGCGCATTACATCCATTACAAAGCAGCGCTTCTGATCACAGAAATCAGCTTCTTTAGCGTTCGGATCTAGAAGAACTGATAGCGGGTTCTCGATGATCTTGATCCAAGGAGTAACTTCGTTTTCCTTCGAGATAATCTTGGTAGTTACCCGAAAGAACCCCATGCCACAGTTGATTGCATTCTCAAAGGCATTCGTATAAGCGCTCTGAGCGTTCGACTTATATTCAATCCCCTTGATAATGGCAGAACGCTTCTCGGCATCTGCATCGCTTGCGCCCGAACCGGTGGGATTGACCTTGATAGCTCGTTTGTTCTGCCGCAGATTATTGATCGTGGCATTGAGATACTGCCCTAACTCATCCGGCGACAGGACAGGACGGTTGTTGTCTTCACGCTCCATCCGAGCATCAGCATCCCACGGATCGCCAGAGACATATCTTAGGTCAGTCTTCCACTCATCATGGTTATCGGACCAGAAATCGCGAAAATAGGTGAAGTCCTCGCGGATTTCCCGCAAGAGCTCGTCATTATTCCCGCTGCCTCTCGATTCATCATCACGAACCGGCTGAGAATCCACTAAGCTTTCACCCTTGCTGGCATCAGCCGCAGAAACTTAGTGAAACAATCAGAATGGCCAGCACGCCCCATGAATCCCCATACCAGCATCCAATAGTGGCGATTATGCGATAGATCGTAAATCCGGCGAATCCTCACTTGCTGTACCTCGAAACCACTGGCTTCTTCGGACGGGAATGGTCATAGCTGTGCGCCTCGCCCTTCAGCTTGTGGGGCAGTTTCTTGCCCTTCGACGCAGCATTGAACTCGTCTACATCAACACCTTTGGCCTCAAGTTCCGGCTTATTGGCATTGAAGAATCTTTCTTGAGCCTTCGACTTATAGGGCATCTACGATACCTCGGCAAATTCTGGATCGGTTGTTGTGGCAAAGATGTTCTGGATATTCCCTGCCGTCGGAGATATAGGCGGGAAGCTTAATCTCCTCCCGATGAGGGCAATCATGGCAGTTTGATAGTTGCTTTCCCTCTGCTTTGCTCACATCGTAGATAGGCAGATTCAAGTTCATTCTCTAACCTCATGTATGCGGCTCTCAGGCATCCAAACGCGATTGCGCTCTGCCTGCGCCTGCTCTTCGTAAATCGGTTGTGCCCCGCATGAACGAGCGACTTCGGCCATCTCGTAAACATGCAGTGGGCTCGCCTTGAACTTCAGGTGAGGTCGCATGGCCTCAAGCTTCTCCGACCGCTTGCGCTTGTCTGGCTCAGTAAGAAGCTTCTCGCGGAGATGGTCATGGTCCTGGATCAGCGAGGCAAGGAAGGCCAACATATCGGCATCTTCGATGTGCGCCAATGGGCAGACTATGGCGAAGTTCTCTACTTGGCGGCGCTCATCCAGAATCATGCGGTTTTAGCCTGCCTAATTGCCATGTCCACGCGTGTCTTAGCTGCGGCCTTGAGTTGGCCCGAAGTCAGACGCAAGCGGAGTCCTAAACTCAAGCCCTCGGCTGCTTTCTCGCGCATATCGTTGACTACCTTGCGCCGCTGAGACTTACTCAAATTGCTCCATCGCTCGCTGAATTCGCTCATTAGGTCGCCGTTCCAGCCGCAGAATCAGGATCAGGATTAACGCCAGCATGCTCCGCGAAGTGGGCCAGCAGCTTCTTCCCCTCACCTTTACCAAACACATGCACTTCCGGCTCGTGGTAGCGCCCATCTTCGCTCTCCATGCGATGCGTCAATACATGGCCGCCATTCTCGGCAGGCTTGTATTCCATCGACACCATCTTGGCTGGCATTGACTTGCTCTTTGGCAGGGTCTTCGAATTTACATCCATCACTTCGTGAAGGTTCATTTCTCCCCCAAAATGCGGTTTGCTTTGGCTCGAATACGAGAGGCCGCCGACGAACTGAGCTTGCCAGCCTTGACCTGCTGCGTTGCGCGAGCCTTTGCATTGGCCGCATGGCTCTTATCCGGCATCGGATATTTGCGCTGTCCAGGCTCGCCGAACTTGCTTGCCGGTATCTTCTTGCGTGCTGCTGCGTTTAGCTTCATAACCACTCCAACTTTCCATACTTGAAAAGAATTTGAAGGCACTCAATAAGACCGACAAGACTGAAGCGAGTTGGAACCAAACTTTCTCCGGAAGTGATCGTGTAGCAGTATTCAGCCATCCATTTTCCGTTTCTCATGAATAAGTAAGGCTTTTTCATATCAGCTCCATGCGCTTCCTCTTTGTGGTGGCCCTTGCGGTTTAGGCTTAGGTGGTGCAACTTTGACTCCGAATGTCATCGCCCATGCGTCTCCAAGGTCGGGCGAGTCTACGCCGCGAGACCGCATCTCATCTTTTGTCTCCAGCATCATGGCTCCCGTTTTCGGGTGGTATCCATAATCTGGGTTTGTTAGATCCGTATCCATCTCAGGGTCATCGGGTATTTGGCCACCCTCTAGCCAATCTCGTCCGTCACCCCATACCTCAGCCCGCTTATTGAAATACTTGTGCGGATCACTTGATGCCGCGCCGCCATGAAACTCCACCAGCACCATCTTGCGACCGTCAGGCCATGTACGCTTTCCATAACCACGAGCCACTAAGAAATCTACTACCGCTCCGCCAATCCCATCGCCATCAATCACAACTGCATCGGGCTGCTCGCGGTCAATGGCTTCCTGTACGCGCCCACCAAGAACCTGCGTATCCATGCCATAGAACACTGCTTGCGACTTGCTTCCGCAGAATTCAGCCTTGCGCCCTTGCCGCTTGAAGATTACTGAGCGGTTGTCTCCGAAGCGGGCAACGTCAATGCCGAGGATGATGGGCATGGTCTTATAGCCTTCGACAACTCGTTTGCGGGCGGCGGCCACAATATCTCCCCCGATGAATTGCGTACTGCCACCACGCGGAAACTCTCCCCGTATACGAACTCTTGCTCGGTCACTGTCCTCGCCCCATTCTTTTATCTGCGCATCAAGTAGATTTTTATTCGTTCCCTCTACCGTCCGCGAGTCAATCTGGAACTTATGCCAGCGGTTTGCGCCGGTAATTGCCTTGTAAAACTCACCAGTGTTCCTTGTAGGGTTTCCAAAGGCTATCCAGATAATTTCTGTATTCTCGTCGCTCAGAACGCCTTCAGCGACTTCCCAGATAATGTCGTCAATCGAGCTGGCTTCGTCAAAGATAATGACGATGCGTTTACCTTGATTGTGAAGACCAGCAAATCCTTCCGTCTTCTGCACTGACCAGGTAATAAAGTCTGCCCGCCATCCCGCTTGATGGTTAGGATCTTTGACCCGTATTGAGGTGGCATTGATATCCCACCAATGCGTATTCAGGCCAAGCCGAAACCACTTCTGAACTTCTGGGGCAGTCTTTGTTGCAAGCTGCGTACCTGTGCCTGCTGTGACTACAACTTTGCAGTCTTCACAGGTGCTCATGGCCCAATCAATGAGCATCCCAATCTCTGCGCTCTTGCCAATACCATGCCCAGAGGCTACGGCAATCTGAAGCGGCTGAAACCGAGTGTCCGGGTTAGAGAAATGAGATCTTACCAACTCATTGATATTGTTCTGCCAAGTACGCGGACCCGGTGCCGGAAGCTTCTCACTCTCCCAAGGGAAGGCATACCGCATGAACCCAACAGGATCGAGGCTGTAGCTTCCAATATCCTGAGCTAGTTCTAACTCTTCAGCGGCTAGACCACCCTTCATTTACTCGAAGCCTGGCAATGAAGGAATGCTCAATGCTGGATGCTGCTGAACATCACACAGCCGCGCCGAAATCGCATCAATGGCTACTGCATGATTGTCAATTCCAAGCCAACGGCGGAGTCTGCATCGAATCCAATTCATCGTCCAGCCCCCCTTCACCGCTAATTCACCAATACTTTAGGGATTCCATTCTTTTCGCGCCATGTGGCTATAGCTTCCTTAGCCTTGTCCAAATCTTCCCGCGTATCAGCCTTTAGAATCATGCTTAACAGTTCAACCTCTTCCATATCCATCATCGTCCAGCCCTCTTCCTAGCCTCTGCAATCGCATCGGCCAGATTCACAGAGATATCAGCCTCAATCGGCTGCGTTACCTTGCCCTCAATGCGGTCGGCAGCCTCTTTCACGTACATCACGCCAGCCATGCCACCCTTCATAATCGAGTTGGCAATCGATGCCTCGAACTTGGCCACAAGCTCAGGATTGCTCATGATCCGCTCAAATAACTCAGTAATTGGCTTCTTTTTCGGCCTACCTGAAGGGTTTCCGGACTGCCCAGGCTTGAACTTATAAGGCTCAGCCTCTTTGGGGAGGGACTTTTTCCTGTTTTCTTTCTTGATAGCAGGTTCTGCCATTTACTCCACAAACCTTCCACGCGAGTCACGCTTAGGCCCTTCCAGCAAGAGAGCGATCTGGGAACCTTGCCATGCGGAATGCCTCTTGCTTCGAGCCAGCAATATAAAGAGCGGTATTCCAGCCCCGCACCAGCCAATAATGAAAGCGAGTAATTCAGCCCAGTACATGTCGGCTATGGTGAACATGAAATGCCTCCTACTTCACCGTAAACACTACAGGCCCGTTGCCTTGGCTCGAGAATGCAGGGTAGCCAGTCGATTGGTGCTTTCCCGATCTGGTAACGATGACAGTGGATACCAGAGCAATCGTGATGAGCGCAGCGATGAATAAATGGTGATGGTGGTGGAACATGAGATCTCCCTTACTTCGCTTCTTTCCTAACTTCAGCAACTGGATGCTCGCGCCCAGTGTAGCCACCGCGACCTGCTGTAACCGGTCTTCGAAATGGCCCACCGGTGCGCTCATTGAAGTCTTCCCAAAGAATGTCGTGCTCGATGCGGAAGACTGAGGCCCACTGCACCAAAGGCTTAGCAACTCGGATAATCCATCGGGTGCAGAGAATGATGGTTCCCATAATGCCGAGGCTGCCACCGGTTATGTGAGGGCTGACAGCGTTCCAAGCTTGGGCGATTGGGTTAGGGTCTTGGACTACCACTTAGGCCGCCGCAGGAACGGTGACTTGCTGGACATTGAGGACCCCAACCACCGCTGAGATGAGGCCGCTGATGTATTCAGAGGTGGCCGTGATGTTAAGCTTTGCGAGGAGAGCCGTTACCGCTTGCCCAGCCAGGGTGAGGACTTCTGCGGCTTTCTGCACGCCGGTTCCCTTTGCTACGCCGGAAGCGGCGTACTTCTGCTCAACCATCAGCACTGCATTCTGAATCAGATTGGTCACATCCAAAGCTGCAGACTCGCCGGCAGCGATCGCAGCGGCTTCAGAAGGGAACAGGAGTTCAGCCAGTTTTGCGGCCGGGGGAGCGTACTTGACGATATCGGCGTAGATGACTTTCTCTTCTTTGCCGATCCAACTCATGATTGTCGTGAAAATGTTTGCCATTGGTTTCTCCGTAGAGGATACGATCTTGGGGATTGAATTCAGGAACTTCTCACGCTCTGCGTCGTGGTCATAGTGCTTACTCCATGGCCACTTCATACCGTAGGGTCGGCGTTGACGGCTACCGTACCGCCATTGGTCACAGTGTTAGAATCAGAGCCTTTGAGCATGCCACATCCGGCGCCGGTTACACCTACAGCGCACGTCGATAGTTCAGAGAAGTGATACCAGCCTGCCACGAAGGTAAAGATGAGACCAACCACGACAAGAGAGAAGGCAATGAGCTGTTTATGATCGTTCACGATTGGCCTCCAAACTTAGCCTGCCCAATCGCATTCCCGACCGCAGCCACAAGCTTTGAATACCAGGGAACCTTCGGCGGGGGCGGCGGTGCTGAGACCTTAGCCGTTCTCATGCGCTTGCAATCCATTGGGCAATGTCAGCGTCAATTACTTCGGCCTTGGGGTCATAGAAAGCCCGCGAAACCAGCGTCACAGAAAGCGTTGAGTCAGCCGCGTTATATCCCCACGCCAGCTTCACACCCTTTTCTGAGGCAATCCCTGAATCAGCGGCGATCTCAATGCCAGCCTTGTCCTTAATCTGGCTCTTGATGCGGACCCACTTAGCTGCATCGACGTCCTTAAATGTCTGAGTATCGGCCATAAGCCTCCAAAGTTTGAGCGCGGGGTTGAGATCAGCCGAGGCTATGATCAGGGGCGGCGCTCAGCACCCAAATGAATGTCTTTGATTCGAAGAGATGGGATCACCTCCGATCTAGCGTTTACTGCGTTTTACATCGACCTCTCGCCTACCTATCCATCCACTTAGCTATTTCGGCTAACTGGTGCTTCCCGAAGCGCGGTCGGGTTCGACACCGACAACCTGCTCTCCCGGATGCTGGCACCACAACATCCTTCTACTCGGATCGCTGCTCTACTTGAGCTACGCCCTTCGAAATCTAAGGTCTATCCATCCACCAACTAGCTACCAGCAGCACAGCAATGACCAAAATGAACCATGCCAGGGTTCTCACGCTGCTACTGATGCGCCATTCATTACGAAATCATGGGCTGCCCACAGAAGCTTTCCTTCGCGCCGGGTTGCTGACACACCAGAGGCCGGAGGATCGAACCTCAAACCGTGGATTTCAGCAAATTCCAGCGGTTCGCGAAGTCTCGCCTGCTCATTGCGGGCCGCAATTGACTCTGGGAGGGTCAGATTGCGAATGCTAACGCCCTCATCAACCCAAGTCGCAGCGCAGTTATACATAGCACGCTCGGCGCGGCTACGCTTCCACCAACATTGATAGGTTTCATGCCATATGCGGCGATTAGTTGTCATTTTTGGGAATGCGAAGCTATTGGTGATATGGGAGCCAGACAGGATGCTGTGTCGGCATCAGCAGTTCGGGGAGGGCCACCTAGACTATCCCACGTGTTGCCTGAAAATTAAAGCTAATTCGGCTTAGTTATAGCGTTAGCCTTTTCCTCACGCTTTTTTCGGCGCCTGACTTCCCGTTCAATGAGCTGCTCGACCGTGTAACCATAGGAATAGGGGCCGGCGATCTTCTTCAGATCCTCGTGCACACTCTCTTCTATTGTCACCAGGAGAGGCTTCATTCTCTTGCCGGTCAGATCCCGCCTTCTACTGCTTCTCACCACGCGCCTCCCACCTCATAGCACTCCCATCGAGTGCAGTGCCGTCAGCCCAGTACCAGCGGCCATCTATGCAGTATGTGGTGCAGACCTGCTGGATGTATGTAGGCTTCTTCTTCATGCCTGTAATCAGAAAGACTCGTATTCCCGGGTTGAGTTCAGTTTCCATCTATATCCCCCGATTCACTGCTAATTCTTCCCTCAGATTCAAGAAGCCTCTCCGCTTTTCTCTTCCATCGGCGGAGTTCCTTATAGTCCCAAAGGGCATCGCTGAAAAATGGCTGACTCATGATCTCTCCCAATAGATCAAGCGCACGATTCAGTTTTTGTGCTTGGTTCATACCCCCTCCTTCTCCCTTACCTCGATAACGGAAATGCTGCAAGTACAGCCCAGAGAACCTTGCAGCCGTAATGAATCCCTTGATCCGTGTTGAAATCGATATAACCGTCACACTTGGCAACGTCCGTGATGTAGTGAACGACAAGTTCCGCAAGAGCCATCCATACGCTGCCGGTGATGAGTAGAACCATTCCGCAGTGAATCAGACAGTGCGCGAGCATCAACTGTTGCCACGCCATGCCAGGTATTGGCGTGTTGATGTTCTTTCCCTTGGCTAGAAAATCTCCTTGGAGCGGGTAATCACAGAGCGCGTGTCCAGCGAATAAAAGAAGGAGGATTCTCATAAGCAGTCCACCGCATATTGATCAGCAATACCTTCCAGCCTTCGACGTAGTGCCGCATTCGATGTTTGCAAGCGGTCATTCTCAACCTTCAGTGTTGTTACCTCATCCTCTGCTTCCTCTTCTGCTGCTTTAGCGGAGGCAATAGCAGCCGCGAGGACATTCATCGCCTCCATGATGGATTCGGAATAGTTGGAGTTTCCGGCGTCATTGAGGATCTGCTTCGCCTCTTCTGCTGCTTCAATCAGTGCTCGCGTTTGTGGGGTCATGGCTGGGCCTCGGTATCCACTGCATACTCGTCAAACTGCACTTCGCCCATATGATCGTTCTCTTCTTCTTCAAAGAATTCGTCCGGCGGCGCAATCGTGAATTTGTGCAGTTTGTGAGGTTCGGTCAGGCCGCACCTCGTGCCGTCAACATTGGTAACAGTGCATTCAATTTCTAGGGGCATCGTCTTACTCCTTCTCATTAGGTAGTGAGGGTGGGGCAACGTAGGGTGGGATATAGTGTGACAGAAACGCTAGATTGGCTCGCACAGAAACCACAAATTCAAGTAAATCGGCGTTGCTTTCATCCTCTATATCGCCAATAGCCATATCGATACCATGCTGAACGCCACGCTTCCAAGCATCTTCTAGCTTCTCCCCACCTACTGATGCACGGAGGGAGGTCACCATAGCCGCATTCGGGCAATCCTCATTGTGGTCACTCTGCCAGAGATCGCGATCGATAGTCATCGCGTTCAATTCAGCCTTCAACCGCTCCAACTCTGCTAGTGCGGCCTTGAGTTGGCGTTCGCGACCATATAGGGCTTCCTGCGTAGCCTCCAGATAGTGACCGCTCTTGTTATTGTTCCGCATCCGCATAATCACGCTTTGTGGAAGTTCTGGCAGTTCAACCTCGGGTAGTTCGCTCATCCTTTGCCTCCAACCTTTTGTGCAGCTTCGTGAACGGCGCTCTTTGCATCTGAATATCCGTAGCGATATGCTTGCTGAAAGTGTGGTCTAGAATACCCATTCATGTATTCCCAACCCCGCCAACCTGCTTCATAACCGGCGTCGTATGCAGAACGTGTGCGGTTGCGGATAAATTCTTCGGGTACTGAATACGTGAACCACAATTTCTTGCTTGACAATTGTGCAATCCGAAGTTCAAGTTTCAGTTTCCCTATCTCCCTGACGTAATCATTTCCCATCTCACCCCTCCATCTCTTTCTTCAGTTCAGAGGCTTTAGCTGCATTCAACAGTTCTAAGGCCCTTTTTGTCTCGCGAAGTTCGGTTTCGAGTGATTCAATGAAGGCGTTCGCCTCGTGGACGTAATAGAAACTTTTACCCCAATCCAGTCCTTGTAAAACGTGGGACTTTGGTCTCTGCGCTTTCTCTTCCACCGCTTCTCTCTCACCGTGTATGAGGTTTTCCTGTAACTCTCCGCACATTCGGCACCATTTAGGTTGCGGTCCATATGGCCTGAATTCGTGGCTCATAATTTTCCTTTCGCTAATTGCTGCGCAGCCTTGAATAACTCGGAAAGGTTGTCGGCAACAGGCAAGTCATGTCCAGAAAACCTCCAGTACCAAGCCTCGCCGTCATCAGTCATCACGTATTCAGGCGATCCCCACTCACAGCAAAGCTCATCGATTTCTAGGCTAGAAAACGTCTGTTCAGTGCTGATAGAGGATGAGTCAGGCTGGGGCAACCTACACACCGAAATGCGATTCGCTCCGTAGCTTCTCTCCCCGGGAAGGTCAGCCTCGAATTGCTTCAGGTAATCAGGATGAGAGGCAGTGACTGAAACAATCCAACTAGCACTATTTTCATCGGTAGATGGTGTGTGCTCGGCAACGGGCTTGGGGGATGAACCAAACACATGGGCTGGCAAGTTGAACATACAAGCGCGGCGATGCTCCTCATGGCTTAAAACTCCGGCAATTGGCGCTTCCTGCTCCTTTGGTGATGGAGTAGATGGAGTGGGCTTCGGCTCGGCGCGAAAGTTTTCGCAATCGCACCATTCTTTTGACCCATGAACACATGAAAGGCGTCCGTTATAGTGGGCGTTCCTATCATGCCCGCACTCACACTTCTCTTTCCCCTCTACGGCTGGGAGAGGAGCAACTGACTGCATGGCCCTAATTCTCTTTGCTGCTGTTGATATGGCATCGCTGGCTGTTTTGTGGCCATAGGTCTTGATTTCTCCCGGAGATCCAGCGGCAACCTGCCAATCACCAGGAGCATGTTCCCAAATACGAGCATCGGGATACGCTGCCATCAGAACGTCGTAATCTGAATTGCGCTCCTGTGGGGCTGGGATAGATTCGGCAGCGTAGCCAAGTTGTTCTCTAGTAGGTTTAGGCCATCGACCGCCCATGCCAGTACGATCCTTTGCAGACTTCCTCAATCCATCAGTTGTTCTCATAGGTCCCTCACTCGATTTCGTCACGCCTGCCTCTGTTCCGTGCTGTCTAAGTAGGAGATTGCTCGTTCAATGTGCGGGTACAGTTTCGTTTTGCTGGTGATTACTCTTCCGGACATCACCCAACACTTGCAACCGGGGCCACTTGCACACTTAGGGCACCTGATGCCTTCAACCTCTTCGAACGTCACGATTGTGCTCACTGTTCCACTCCCTCTGCCTGCTCTTTAGTCATGATTTAGCCTCAGCTTTGGCGATGGCCGAATTAGCCATTTTGTCCCACCAGTCACCGTCGTTTGGGATGTAACACCTGTCACGCATCTCCATTATTTTCTTCAACGCCTCCAGTAGTTCAGGAGATGCCGCCATAATGCGTGCATTGGCCTCACATTCACCGTTTGTCCCTTGAGGTGCTGAACCGATGAATTCACCCTTCGACCCACGAATGATGTGCGTGTAGGCATCACTATCTTCCTGGTAATGCCACGGGCCTTTCGTGGGTTCCATAACTCTCTCCGTTCCTTCTGCGCTATTCACTCGGCACCTCCAGCTAACATGTCTTCGATAACATCCGGCGGGAAACCATTGGCCTTCAGTGTTTCCATCGTGTCAGCATCTTCACCCATCAGATCGCAGAGCTGTACGCCATGGCGAGTTCGGTTGAGAATCTCATTTACTTTCTTATCCCAATTGTCCATGTCTCTTCCTTTCTGTGGTGGTGAGAGATCAAACTAAACTTTGACAGGGTTTTCAGGGTATCTATCCCTTTGGGTAGCGTGGGTAGATCCATCTTTATTTAACTTAGCGATGATAGGAATTTGTTTGAATCCTTCCCAACTGCTCCTAAAACCCACTACTATCCCCATCTTTCGGCGTCTAGGATATCCATACTCAACCTTGTCACCCATCGAGAATCCACTATTTGTGATCATGTATAGCCGAAGGTTTTCAGAAGCCAGATCATAAGCCTTCTTTGTTTCCTCTACGGCATCCTCAAGTATTTTCTGTTCGCTCATTCCCCTTCACCTCTCTTGGTCGTTAGATAGAAAATGAATTACTGCTTGCGAGCGGCACAAAGTGCGGCCCTAATAGCTTCTTCCAGTGCAGCTTCGGAAACCCCTTGTATGGTGGTTCTGCGGCCTGTCTTGCTGTACCAGAGGTCAAGCGTAAACAGCGGTTGTTCTTGTTCTAATGCCATGTCTTTATGTTCTTTGGTATATCGTGGGGCCATCTCAGTTCCTCTCTTGCTTCTCAAAGAAGTTGTGATACTGATCTTGAATTGAATCCAATGCTTCTAGGTGCTGTTTCTCAATTCTAGTGAGGGGCTTGGGCTTCAAATGAGGCCTCGGAACTTTACCTGTGCACCGGTCCAGCAACTGTTGATATTTACCTGCAATCATGCGGCCACCTTCGCTTCCATCCGCTGCCGCCTTCGTCGTTCGTTCTGCTTCGCCATCCGTAACTTCGTTGCATGTTTTCGGCACTTGTCATAAGTGCTGTTCGAGTAAAGAAGTGCTTTGCATCCGGGCTCTGTGCACTTCCTGCGCGTAGATTCTTTCACTACTGAACGCTTGCGGGCAGGCTTCGCAACTACTTTGCTAATCTTCGCGGGGGCTACGGCCTTGGCCGCCATGTAGGCCTCGAAGTCGAGCCGCCATTGTGTTTTCGGTGCACCAGGATAATACTCACCCTTTAGGTAGCGTTCGTAGTCCTTCTGTTCGCTCATCTAAAATGCCTCCTCTTCCCATCCACCTTTGACCTTTTTGATCGCAATGAACTTGAAAGGGAACAGGCTCGCGGCCATTTTGATCTTCACTCGTGCATCATCTTGCCAGAAGCCTTTTACCTCATGGCATTCAATCAAGCCCTCAGAATTCATGACGATAAAATCAGGGCTGTAGAAAGTAAGATCGGCGAGCCTCAATTTGATTCCCTCGAACAAATACCACTGCAATTCACCGACCCTTTTACGTAGTTCGAGTTGAGAAGCATAAGCGGCCTCGGTTTTATTCATGTGGCCTGCGGGTAGTCTGCCGAGTGCGTAGTTATTATTCATCGCACCCTCATATCAAAAAGGTCTATCGGCTTGTCATCTTTGTAGGCTTGCCCTGTTTGTTCGGCCACACCATCCACGATCATGTGTCTAATCGCAGCGAGTCCGGCACTATCACTCTCAGCCTCGGTATCGAAGATTCGTATCAGTTCTCCGTTTAGGTACAGCCCACCACGTCCGTCCGGTAATCCACGCGATTCAATGCACACATCCATATCCTTTTCACTCATGCCGCTTTCCTCACTTTCGGCCCGCGCTTTCTTGTACACATGATCTTTACCGCCTCTAAAATCTCCATCATGCTTCCGCTCACCATACGATCCGCATAGCTAACTCCAGATCCAATCTCCAAAGTAGGTACTTCCTTTCTGCGTAGGAAATCAATTACCTCTTTGTCGGAGTGAGTTAGTACTGCACAGTGGAAGTCTTGAGCCTTTACTGCTGTCACTATGCCAATGCCGGATGCGATAGTTACTTTCGCAGGCATTCTTGTTTCCATGACCAGCCGCAGTTCGGAAGAGCGGAACTCATCGCAGCAGACTAGGAGGATTTGCTTTCGTGGTCTCATGCAACACCTTCGAAGTTCAACACTGACTGCCGTAGACGGTTAGCTGCTATCTCGCAATATTTTTCCTCGATCTCTATACCTACCGCGGAATATCTCAAGTTTTTCGCAGCCACGAGAGTAGTTCCGCTTCCCGAAAATGGGTCGATAACTACATAGGTGTTGAAGAACCGGATCAGTTCTGCAGCTAGTCCTTCGGGCTTAGGTGTAGGGTGGCCTTCTTTGTCCGCACGTATGGGCATGAACTCATAAACATCCGATCGGTGGCCATTGTTTCCCGCATAGTCGCCCTTGATGTTGTAAAAAGCTATTGGCTCCCAGTGCGGATAAATTGGATAAGCTATCAGTCCCGACATTCCCAGCGGTTTATTCCAGACTGCGGTCCACTGGGGCCGACGTGGAAGGTCATAAAGGCGACTTACCGACATATGGACGCTTGCAGGGAGGCCTGCATCCGCCACCAGTTCTACAGCCCATTGAAATGTTGCCAGATCGTCTTTCGATCCTTCTCCATAGTCCTTACCGACGCCGTAAGGAGGGTCAGCGATGATGCAAGAAGGTAAATCCAGAGAAGCGATTGCGGCGGGCAGAATCTCCCTGCAGTCCCCGTGATAAATCGTTATCCCCGCTTCTTCGTAGTAAGGTTTCACTGGCTCACCCTGTTCTTATCTGCCATACGCTGCAACTCGTCTAAAGTGTCGGCGTGGGTTCTGAGTTCTTCTGCGGTCCAGAAGCGGATGTTTGGGGATACAGGTAAAGCCTTCGAGCAGTGTGGGCAGGCAAGCATCGCAGGCTCGCGAATTTCTATCTCCTTCGGCTGCTCGAATCCAATCTTTGCCGATAGCTTTTCCGCCATTGCCTTGATTTCGTCGTCCGCGATGTAGTCTTCAGGGTGCGTCTCCCGGCGCCGGCGTTCTGCGGCCTCATCTGCCATACGTCGCTCGCGCTCAGCGGCGATGCGGCGACTGCGCGAGGCTGCTTGGCACTCTTCCACAATCGCCTGAATCTCAGGGAAGGCCGTCTCCCCTTCAGCGCGGCGGCGAGAGGATATCGCCTTCAATCCCGCTTCGATGTCCATCAATGAGAAGTGCTCCAGGTCCTCCGCGAACGTCGCCAGGGTCGATCCATTCACCTGCGCCTGTCTGCGCTCCGCGAACTTCGTCAGCGCCAGTACGATCTCGCGCTTCGAGGAAGGCGATGGCTTGTGCTGCTGCATCAAGGTTCCCGCCCGTTTTTCCGTGATTGCGATTGATTGTTCCATTTCCTACTCCCGGTCTAGATTCGTTCTGTGCTCGTGCAAACCATGCGTTGATAAACTTCCCGATCCCGCTCTTCGTCTTGCGCCTCTGTGGGCTTCCCAGCAGCCAGCCCTTCATCGTGCGGAGTTCCTGCCGAATGTCCACTGCGGGGTACAAAGCAATCCACTCCTGAACGCTCGCTTCGAAGACTTCGTGATCTCCGGTGTTCAATGGCAAAGTGCAAACCAGCTTGCCGCGTGCTGCGGGAACCGCGATAGCGGTGGACGCAAGAGTCTTTGGCGCTGGTACTGGCTCTGGGTCAGGCACAGGCACAGGCACAGGCACAGGCTCTGGGGGTCCTGAAACTTTCCCGTTTTGTCCCGACACGTCCGAGACTTGTCCAGACATGTCTGAGACAAATGCAGTCTTTGTCCGGCCAAGTTGCTTCCGAGTAGTCTGGTCAGCATGCTCATGCCAATCATGAATAACCAAGCGATGCTCTTCGGACTTATCAAGCCATCCAACATCTGTGAGAGCGGCGACCAATGCTCCGCGCTCCCCATCCCATTCGAGCCAACCTTCTATTTCGGAGTCTTTGAACTTTCCTACGTTGCCACGAGGTGCGAACTTCCCTGCGAAGTGCCATAACGCCTCCAGAATGCCCAGAGCGTGATACTTGCGGATATGTAATGCATCCTTCAGCGCGAAGAACTTCGGATGCTCTGGAACCGCTCGTAATGCCATATCTACGCCGCCTTCTGATCCTTGTTAGCCGTTGGAATCATGTACTCCCAAGCTGTTACCCCATGCCGCTTACGGGAAATCACGGTATAGCCCCCGAACTGAGGCTTGCATAAGTCACGAACGCGAGCACTTACTGCCGACTCAGAGATCAACCGGCCTAGCGTTATCTGCAAATAGCCTTGGATCTCATAATTTGAGTAGTGGTGCCCGCGAGATAACAGGTCTCGTATTACCTCGCGGGTCTTGGCGCTGTCGTTAGGTTCTGGCATCACAGAGCCTCCGAAAACGAGGTAAGAGTTTCGCCACAAGCGTAGAGTGCGGTACATCCCCACCCCCATGCTGCTTCCCGGTTGGTGTGCCAAGAACTTGCACTTAGAAATACGGCAGCCAAAAATCCAATCGTGTTCAATGCAACCCAAGCCCACTTCTTCATGCAACCTCCTTAACATCATGTGATTTGCTTACAGGAACGTACTTTTCTTCTAGCCAGTGATAGCGCTTTGAACCTTTGCGGATATTGCAAATTCCGTGCACAGCGGCATTGATCCAGTTGCCTTCTACATCAAGAACAGCGTCCGTTCTATGGCCGCCGCCATGGCCTCTTCCTGCCTGATGGTCGAATTGGGCGTATCGAAGCTCAATAGGATGTCCGCAGATCGCGCACAAGCCGTTCTGGCGCTCCCACATCTCAACCGTGCGGGCAAGGTACTCACGTTTGCCGGCAGCGTTCGTGTTGCACCGTTCCCGTCCGTCTGGGAAGGTAGTAACTGCTTCGGGCTCTGCGGTGAAGTATTTGTGTGGTCGCATTAGCGGCGCTCCATTTGAAATCCTGATGCTAGTTTTGCTACTGCCATTCGTACGCAAGAGTCCCAAAGGTGGGTATCATCCAAAGCTCCAAAATCGTGGAACTCATACCCGCCTTCTTTGTTGACCTGAATAATTCCTCGACCGCAGGTATCGTTTGAATCACAAAGTTCCCACCATTTCTCATCGAAGCTGGTAGCGCAGAAATAACTCTGTGTCTGCATCCTCCACGCCAGTAACTTCTGAGCCTTGGCCTTCCCGTACTGCTTTGCGCTCGTCTTGGCATCGCAAATATAAGGCTTGCCCTTGACATAACCACGAAGGTCGATCGTGCAACCTACAGCCTGCTCCGTGCCGTCATGCTCATAAACGATCTGCTTCTCCATCTCGCCAACAGGTTCAAAATCATAGTCGGTGCGGAACTTGCAATAACCTTGGAAATAGGGAACTACTTCGTCCGGCATATCAGGTACACAGGAATCTTCCTCGAAGAACTGGATAGCTCTGTGGAGCTGCGTGCCGCGCCAACTTGCGTGTTCAAGAACGGCTGTCGGAATCCCGTTGTAGTTTGAGAGTCCGTTGAGAGAGATAATGTCCGAGGTAGCAAGAACAAACCGTCCTGGCACCTTATAGACATGACTTTCCTCGTCGAATGTGTGCGGAATTATCATTTTGAGGCAGCCCATTCGCAGCAGGTCTCGTAGTCGGACTTGGCTATCTCACTGGTATGGCCATATCCTTTTCCTGCAAGGTAGTCATTGATCTGCGCCTTAGACTTACCGCTTCCCATCGCAATTCCGAAGAACCTCTTAGCCTGGGGTTCAGTGATAACAGGGCCGGTGCGGACTTGCGGCTGGCGAACCTGTTGCGCCTTTTCCATGTGAGTGTCGAAGTCTTCATCGGCATCGCTAGGGTCTGGGGCATCAGGGCGGGGCCTACTGTCGCGTTGCATCTGCGTGTGGTAATCAACCTCTGCGCCACTCGGAGTGAATGGCTTAGCGGCCCTCTGTGTCTGCGGCTGATGAAGTTTATCGCCATTGTCGTTCTCGGGATCGGCGTTATCCGGGATAATGAAGTTCATGCGAAGCACATACTTCAATAGGCCAGTCATAGCCTTGTATGGGGCCTTGTCTAGCGAGTCCATGCCCCATCCGAGACCGCGAACCGTCAGAGACTCGCCGCTTTCTGTGTCAGTGAATCTGCAATCCGCCGTGATCTGGATGCACATCATAGAACCGCCGCTAGAAGTAGGTCTCTCCCATCGATCGGTATCCACGATGCTGTAATCGAAAGCAATACCGTGTTCAACTAGGGCCGAACGAACTTCATCGGCAACGTCTGCCGCCGTCACATAGTCATAGCCCTGCTTAGTGTTCTTGCCAGTCTTCGCAACGGCATCGATAGACTTCATCGCCGCGACCATCTTGGTAGCGAGCTTTCCTTGTATTTCGTTCATAGCACCACCGCCATAGCAATCAAAATCACAAACAAGGTAAGGGCATCAAAGGCTTCTGAGGTCTTCATTTCGCCTCCTCCCAAACAGCCTTCGTCTTCATAACCTTCACGCGGTAAGGAGTGTCAGCCTTGATGCCGTCTTCGCCGACGTATCCAACAAAGATGCGATTTCGCTTCCTCTTTTCGTCAAAGTAGGCCGTCGAAAAACATCCATTCTCTCCAGCCTGGACAACACATCCAACGCCAGCAGCCATCGCCATGGTGTCTTTTCCGATCGCAATTGCCGTGCTGGAGTCGCCGGAGGAAGCTGCCTTGCTGTAGCTGCCGGAGGAAGCTGCCGTGCTGGAGTCGCCGGAGGAAGCTGCCGTGCTGGAGTCGCCGGAGGAAGCTGCCGTGCTGGAGTTGCCGGAGGAAGCTGCCGTGCTGTAGTTGCCGGAGGAAGCTGCCGTGCTGGAGTAGCCGGAGGAAGCTGCCGTGCTGTAGTTGCCGGAGGAAGCTGCCGTGCTGGAGTCGCCGGAGGAAGCTGCCTTGCTGTAGCTGCCGGAGGAAGCTGCCGTGCTGTAGCTGCCGGAGGAAGCTGCCTTGCTGTAGCTGCCGGAGGAAGCTGCCG